TGAAGCGTCCCCATTAGTGTTACTTAAATACAAAACGTCTCCAACTGCTCCAGGGTCATGGTCTAAAGTAACCATACCTCTTAAAAGCATTCCATTAGTATCAGAAGCCGCACCTAAAGCCACACCAAGTAAACCATCAGATGTCGCCACTGCGTTAGCGTTTGCCACTTCCCACGTGCCGTCAGATTTGTAGTGGTATATAGTCCCAACTGTCATCGATGTTGTGCCACCAAAATACACTACATCCCCTTCGTATGTTCCGTCTGTGTTTCCTGTAACAGTGAATCTGCGGTTAAGATTAAAATTACTGTCAGTGTCTATTTTTGCGGCTATTGCATTGTTTTGACCAAATAGTAAATTATGGTCTCCAGTTGAATTAATAACAAAATCACCATCTGCTGAACCGCTCATTAAATTGTCAGCAGCATCAGACACTCCAATATCAACAGTATTTTCGTCGTTTCTAAGTCTTAAATTAGGTGTTATCTCAGCATTAGCCCCAATGATTAAACGATCTAATCCAAAAGTTAAATTAGCTTCAGATGTTAAAGCCCCCGTCCCGTTACCTGTTAATATTTCATTAGTACCAACGGTTGTTAACCCTGTTCCACCTTTAGCTACGGTTACCGTATCAGATAAAGTAGAACCTGCTGCTGTAACAGTTATTGCAGCAGAGCCGTCGAAGTCCACCCCGTTAATTGCTCTTGGCGTAGTAAGAGTTGCTGCACTTCCTGTTGTGTCTTGATTTAAAGTTTCTACAGCTAAAACTAAAGTTCCATCTCCTACCGTGGCCGCAAGGCCTGCACCCGCTAGGTTAGCCCCCGTAACTACCGCAGGTGTTGCCCCACCCACGATGACGTTTCCGCTCGCAGAAAGATCCACGGCGGATATAGCGGCTGTCCCATTGCCAAACAGCACCCCGTTGTCCGTTAAAGAGCTAACGCTTGTCCCACCGTTCTGCACAGCTAAATTGTCTATCAAATTTAATTCTGTTGCGGAAATAGTGCCCCCTACATCTAAATCTTCAGCAACCTGTAGGTCCTTAAATGCTAGTAAGTCATCGTTTTGTATAATAGCCCCAACGGTAGCATTTACATAAACAAAATCAGATCCTCCATCCGTTGTAGATACCGATAAATTTTTTACCGCTAAGGTTATAGCTGCCTTCTCCCCAAAGTTAATTTCATTTACAAACTGCACGAAAAATTCTTTAATAAAACCCGCAGTAGTAGCAATAATGAATCTTGTGCTAATGGTATCGTTTGGACCTCTAAAATAAAAACTAGCAGTACCATCCGCTTCACATTGTAACCCTCGTAGATACCTGATAGGGTAGTACATAGCCCCATCAGACTCTCCTGCGGCGGTGTCTGTATTTAAGAACAAAAATTTATCGTCTGGAGATAAAGCCATACTATGTTAATGAGTTTGTTACGGCGGTTATATCGCCATGAAGAAAAATTGAGTTTATCTCATCTGCTATTACAATCATAGCATCTTCCCCAAACGCTATCTCCTCAGTAATAGCGGCCATAATGATCGCCCCTGAGTCCGTCGTTATAGTTAAGGGTATCATTGTTGACCCCCCTAAGGTTCCACTTAGGCTTTTAAAATGCATCTCAAGGCTGTCCCCGTCGGCATCTATCTCCATGAGCACAAGGTCGTCCGCAAGAAGCATTTCCACGTCGGCGGTGCTGTTAGCAAAGAATAAGAATTTCTTCATATAGCAAATATACGACAAAGAAAAAGGCCCCGAAGGGCCTTTCTCGTAGTAGTGTAAGTAGTTATTACGCTATAGTAATAGCGCCTGTTACTCCCGTTCCCTTAGATACAGGTCTAAATTGAACTAACCACTGACCGTCTTTTGGACAGTAGAAGTGAATTATTGTACCTGGTCCAAAGATATTAGTTGCAGCAACAGCTGGCGTGTATATAATATCCACGGTTGTTGGAGCTAAAGCAGTTCCCGCCGTTTCTAGTTGTCTACCTGCAAGCGTTGCTCCTGTGCCGTTTAGTGAAAGTGTTTGTTTTGCAAACACATTATCAGTAGACCCTACTGCACCTACACATTTAATTGGCAAGGCACCAGTAGTGTCGTCAACTTCACCTGTAATATCTAAGACCATGTGTGATCCTCGTGTTGCTGGAGGAAGATAACACAATGTACCAGGAGCACTGTTAGTCCCCGCAAAGGTATTAATAGCACCATTAATAAGCGTACAATCTAAGATCTCCGCAGCGGTAGCTGTGGCTAAACCTAAGACAGCTTCAGCGTCTGTGATATCAACACCTTGAGCAACAAGGTTGCCTTGATAGCCGCTTAAATAGTCCAAGTAATTACATGTAATTTCCCCGACTTCCAGCCTTTTTAGAATTAATTCATTCATATTTTCTAATTTTTGTTTTTTTGTTTGTTAAAAAGTTAAGTTGTAAAAGTGAGGGGAAGACTTTTTCCTCCCCTCCTTTCACGTCTCAGTTGTTAAAGAGCTATAGTTGTTACAGTAAGACCGTGACCTAATGAAATACCATTAACCACATCAGACACCACAATAAATGGCTCTGTTGCATGATTCATAGCATCTACAATAGTTTTCATTGCCTCTTTTGAGGACCCTGACGTACAATCTATAGTGATCTTACCAGCGTTATCAATAGCGCCCATACCCTCGTAGTAAAGCTCAATAGTGTCAGCGTCAGCTATTTCCATTCCTGAAACATCAGAAACTGGAACACAAGCCGAGTCTGTAGCAGTGAGCGCGAAGTATAAAAATCTGTTCATATTTTCTTTTTTTTAAAGTTATTTATTATCCTTTGATCATTACGTGCTGGTTAGCAGCGCGAGTACAAAGAGCGATCTCAGAGCGATAGTGGAAGACAGCGTTGTCTGTTCCTACATCTCCGTTGTTAGTGTGACCTAAGATGCTACCAGTTACCCAGTGCTCAAGTTCACGGTTGTACCCGTTAGCCTCCTTATAAGACATAGATAAAGCTGGTGCCTTCATTCCGCTACGTGCGTCTGTAACCTGCGATAAAGGAATCATAGCCCCCTGTACGTAGTTAGATGCGCCTAGAAGAGTTGGGTCGTTCAATAGCTTCCAATCGTGCTTGTGGAAAGTATATCCTCCACGAGTGAAAGATTTAAACCCAAGCTGTACAGCCATGTTTGCGTCATTGTTAAATGCTCCAAACTGTCCTGGTAAACCAGCACTAACTGCAGAAGAGATGCCTGATGCTAACATGTCGTCGATAGCTAGGTCTTGCTTTCTGTTCACGTACATAGCGTACTCAGAAGGTGCACCTTGCTTATCAAGCTCCATGATAATATCATCGAACTCAGAGAAAGAGTCTAATGGGTTCGCGTTAGCGTTGCTTACTTGAATTCCACGATCCTCAATAGCTGAGAAGTATCCTTCAGATCCAGCAAGATCGCTACCAAGAGCTAAGCCTCCAGTCCCATCATGCTGCTGCCCTAAAAGCATCATCATTTCACGACGATCCTCAAAACGAGCGCGAGCTTCTTGCTCACCCTTCATAAACCAGCGGTATTCTCCGCCACCTACGTTTACCCAACCGATATTCGTAGCCTGTGATCCATTAACCTCGTAACGATCTTTAACGATCATATATGGGTTAGTGCGCTTCACTGCGTTGAAGTCATCGAATGCTGTGGGTTGGTTTGTTCCCTGAGCGTACATGTTACCAAGCTTAATAAACTCTCCACCTACTAGGTCGAGGTCAGCAGAAACATCTACTGACGATCCGTCAAGCTTAACAAGTACTGCTGTAACAGGAGTCCCTGTTGCAAATCCACCAGACTGCACGAGGAATCGTGTTCCAGTAGAGCTATCCATAACTACATCGTTCTTTTGAACGTTAGATGTGAAAGCGTCTGCTCCTGCACCCATAGTAATAGAGGATCCGTCTGCGTCACCTGTGTCACCAATTACATATGTAAATGATTTGTGACGACGACCAGCCTCCCACCAGTTTACTTCGTCAGAAGATCCACCGCTGTTAATTGCGCCTGTAAGTTTAAGAAATCCAGTGATACCTTGATCGCCGTAAGTCTCGATGAGTTGAGGCATATGCTCATCTTTAGTTGTTTTTAATAGATCGCCTACAGTTGTGTATGCTTCAGGTGTAATTCTGAAGTTACCTGCAGCTCCGTCGATTGGAGGTAAGTTACCTGTACTCGCGGTTCTATCTGTTCCTAATGTTGCCATTGTTTCTTAGTTTTTGTTATTTTAAATGTTAAAAGTCATCTTATTGGAGTTAGCCCCCATGATGTTCTTCACTTGCTCCGCTAATGAATTAGTGTTGTTTTGAGCAGCGTTTTGAGAAGGTGTGTTAGTAGAGACGTTAGCCGCCTTATTAACTAGCCCTCTCTGCCCATCTCCCATACCTTGACGATACGCCGAAGAGACGATGTTGTCGATATTATCGATGAGCGTTTGATGAGAATTAAAGGTATCGTAATCCCAATTTCCATTAGGGTCAACATACCTGTCTAAATAATTCTCAGCATTCTGGTGGTTGTCGACTAGAGTCTTTCTGTAGTTCTCACCTACACCAAAATTAAAATTCTTACCATTCCCTAAATCAAACTCTAAGCCTTCAAAACTAGATGTTTCTTTTTGCATATTTTGAGCCCAATCTTCAGTAAAGTAAGATTCTTGTTGTTCAGGTGTTTCCTTTTGCATAGGAGCGGCGTAAGTATTGCGTATCTCTTCAATATTATTACGTGCATCCGTGGCATCGATCTTTAGCTGTAAAGCTGAGACCTGTAATTCACCTTCACTAAACTCATCAGGATTCGTCTTGTATTTAGAACTAACGAGAGTATTGATCTCATTGAAGTTTAGCTGTGGGTAATCTTGTGAATATTTAATCTTCACTGCCGTCATATCATCCATTTCAGATGGGTTTAACGACTGATACTTAAACCAATCTTCAGGACCGCGACCTGTATTTTGTACAAATTCCGCAATCTTTTGGATCCTCTCATCCATAGCGTTCTGTGGTTGACTAAAATCGTCAAATGATTTAACCTCGCGTCCAAGCCTTTCGCTTACGTAGTTAAACACTGCCGACTCTATGTCGTTGTCAGAATACTGCTGAGTTGTATTATCATTATCCGTCGTCGCCTGTTGTTCGATATTATCGTCAGTCGTCGCTTGATATTGAAATTCTTCTTGTTGTACAGGTTCGTTAGTCTGTTCCTGTACTGGCTCTACCTGAGGTGGAGCTTCCTGCTCTGTTTGTTCCTGAACGGGTTCGGAAACAGGTTGAGACTCCTGTTGTGGAGCCTCTTGAGTAGGTTGTGCGTCTGCTTGCATTGATGCAGCAAGCTGTTCGGGAGTATCAAAGATCTCCACTTTTTCGAATTGTTCTTCCATTTTATTAAATTAGTTTATTATTAATATTCATATGCTATTACACCCACGTTTAAAGAGTTTATTGACTTAAAATCTCCAGTAATGGTTTGTCCGACCTTAATATCTATTGACGTATTTGGGTTTGAGTTTGTTTCAATCCCTGACCACGCTCCAGAAAATTTAACCACGTTCATAACTTCGTACATACCAGCATCAAGATCTATATCTTGAGCTTCTAACGTGAGAGTTGCATCACCGATACTAGAAGAACTGACTAGAACCTCAAAAGTTAAAACATCTCCTACCTGTAAATCTGCCCCTACTGTATCTGTTGGGAGTATAGCTGTTATAGAACCGTCTGCACCTGTGTCAATCCCGTCAAATGCAGGCGGGGTTACACTAGCAGTGACATCAACACCTGCTCTGGTTACAGTTACTGTATTTGCAGCAACAGTCCCGTCACTTTGATTTGCTGTAAGTGTTCCTGTTGCACTTCTATATAATATTACATCATTCTCAATAAGCTTCCCCGACAACCTTCCTTCCCATCCAAAATCTCCATATTGAGCGTACCAACTTGCTCTTCTAGCTCCGTTTGCATAGGATCCCGTAATAGAGTTAACCATCGGAGCTTTAACTGTAATATGATGGAAGGGACTGCTTGGATTTATGTGTTCCAAACAAGTAATTTCACGAAACCTTTTGCCTGCAGCTCTTTCAAAATCAGGCATCGCACTCCCAGTGGGGGGAATTATATAAATATTAGCATTTTTGCTTGTTGGACTAGGCATTATTTGTATGCTATTGAAATATCATCGCCTGAAGAAGCAATCTCCGTAAATCTTCCGTATATAGTAACCCCAGCAGGGATAGTAATAGCAACCCCTGTTGTGCCTAAAGCTTCATAAAAACCAAGTGCATCTGTAGTTGCAGTATGAGCAACACCTGTATCTGGGTCAATATGACCAGTACCATCAGCGCCACTTGCTAGGTATACAAATATACCACTACCCTTAACCGTTAAAACAGCATCTGCTAAAACCGTAATGGTATGAAAAAAATCACCCCCAGTAAGGGTCGCGGTTACAGCCCCCACAATATGGTGAGGATTTTTACCTATAAGGTTGCTTGGATGTGCCATGTCTTTATTTTATTTAGCTTCCACCGTATGGTGCAGCTGAGTTATCGTTTCCGAATACCCCGTACTCGATTAATGTGTCTATTACAGTCCCATACACTTCGTACTTCTTGTCTACAGCAACAGGAATGAAAGCAAACTCTCCCCCGCCTACTTTAGCTACTAACCCAGTATCTGTGTCGTTATGTATGTATACGTAATTCTCTAGTTGAGAATCTAAATTCTTTATGTATAGGTACGCTCTGTCGCTACACTGATTAACTATATATATAGCTAGATCGTCACTATCGGCTGCTGTACCTTTTACTTTTGCTCTAATAAGGCTTCCTGAGTCTAATATTAAAGATGTAGCTACAGAGATATTTAACGAGCTTGAGAGCAAGTCCGTACTACTTAATGATAAGCCTACTCTAAGATTTCCCATTATTGGTGTATTAACATGTTTTCTATTGACATCTCAGTGTGAACGCTTGGTTTAATCCATACATCTGATAAAGACTTTGTACCTAAAGCTGCAGATGAAACTACTGATGTTGCGTCACTACCTCCTGTTTGTACAATTACGATATCCGCCGTAACTGTTACAACCGTACCTGTATCTATAGAGCCTCTAGCTATAAACGTTACCGCTGCACCAGATCTTGAAGTTACCCAATTAGGGAACTGAGCCGCATCTACTTGAGCTGCAATATCAGCTACAGTAGTATTAGCAGCTGAAATTAACACCCCATCAAACTCCCAGGTTTCTCCAGCTACCCAAGTGCCACCTATAGTAGCTATAAAGGTTTCTTTTGTTCCGCCAGTTGCATTCCAAGGGAAAAACGCGAAATCTCCTGCGTATATCCTACCAATTTCTGTTACACCTCCACCATCTGTTCCGCCGTTTCCAGTTAGATAAATTGTAAAATACTCAGAAGCTATAGTAGATAGGTTTCTTAAATATACTTTATTTGCCCCGTCTGCAGTATAGTCATCTCCACGGAATAAAATCGTACTATCAATAACTCCAGCGCTTGCATAAGTTGTTGTTTTTATCGCCAAACCTGTAGTTTGAGATAACCCAAGCTTAGAGGCTGCTTTTGTTAGAGTAGTAGACGCACTGATATTAGTAGGGCTACTGGTTAGGTTTGCACTAGATAAAGAAAAGCTTGCCGTTGTCGTTGCTGTTCTTGCCATTATGATACAGTTGATTGAGAGAATACCCCGTACTCAATGCTTACGTTTGTAGCTATAGTAGTTACTTGAATATCTAACGTTCCTGCATAAGGAATAAACATCCAGTCGCCAGGATAAAGCCTTCCGATTATAACGTCCCCTTCAAGCTCAACTAAGATATAATCGCTATTACCAATACTTGTATTTCTAATATAAACCTTGTGGGCTACGGTAGTATCTACATATATGCTATCCGCCACAACAACCGTATCGGTTTGCGCTGATGGATACTTTCTGCTAGTAATACCTGTAAACTCGTCTAGCCCTGTTGAAGAAGCCGCCTTAGTTAAGGTAGCTGTCTGCGTCATATTAAAGCTATGTCCTGTAACGTCTGCGCTACTAAGGATTAATGTTGCTGTTGTAGTTGCCATAGTCTATATTATTATGATGCGGTTGATTGAGAGAAAACAGCATATTCAACCTTCATATTAGCTGCACTAGTATCTATATCTACGTCTAAAGTTCCGTCGTATGGGAAGAAGCACCAATCTCCTGGATAGAGTCTACCCATTAAAACATTACTACCTCCTAACTCCACTGTTACAAAATCGCTAGACCCAGTAGCTGAATTCTTAATATAAACTTTATGAGAAGTGGTTGTATCTACATAAGCCGCAGCAGCAACAATATTTTCTGCTGTTTTAGCAGCTGCGTATACTACAGTAGTAACACCTGTAAACTGGTCTAAACCAGTAGCAGTACCTGCTTTATTTAAGTTAGTTGTCTTACTTAAATTTAAAGGGTCCCCAGTAATATCTGGACTAGTAAGATTAATTGTCGCTGAGATCGTAGCCATTTTAAGAATTATTTATATGCAAATATAAGTATTATTACGTTGTCTTATTTTCCACCCTTGCTATGGTTAGAAAGTTTGAACATTGCTTTTTCTACAGACTTAGGATGAGGAGCATAAGAGCCTTCCATTAAAAAATATCTACCGCCTTCTTCCATCCAGTGGTAGCCCTTGGGAGGGGCTACTTCTATCTTCTTGCTAGATACCTTTAGCTTAGTATTTTTTTTAACAGGTTTCATTTTTTAGGTTTTTTTACTTTTTTCTTGCTGTAAGTATAGCTTTTTCGAGTTCCGTCAGCGTTAAGAACTTCAGTGCTAGTAGTGCTTGTGCCTCTTCTTCTCGTTCCTGATCCAAAAATCTTTGGCTTAAAGACCACTGTATTTACAGATGTAGTGGTGGTATTTGGTTTCTCTCCATCAGGGTGTTTATGAGTGCTAACTCTAGTGTTACTGGAAGATGTAGTTGTCTTGTCTTTGCCTCTCTTATTTTTTTTTGTAGTGGTCTCCGAAGTGGTCAAATTGTTCAAGGATACGTTAACCCTAGGTTCTTTTTTGATAGACTTACCTCCGTTATTATACTTCTTAATTACCTTTTTAATTGCTTTCATTATTTCTTTTTTCTACAACGCCATTTACGTAAAGCTAAAGCCTTTCTTGTAGGTTTACCATTTGGCTTTTTCATAGGTCCTTTCATCCCACTCATTCTAGCGCAAAAAGATTTGCGTCTCTTTGCAGCCTTAGACCCCGCTTTAACTTTCCCTGTTACAGCCATCTTAAGCTTGCTGCCTGGATTTGCCTTTCTGTAAGAAGCTACACCTTTTGCGTTTAATCCGCCTTTTGGATTCTTCCCTGCTTTACGTGTCCAAGCAGGAGTCTTACCTCCTTTCTTATATTCCTTTTCTTTATGTTCGCATTTACAAGCTTTCATTAGAATGCACTCATTATAACTTCGTCAACCGCATCTTGCACTTCTGATTGTGTAGCCTCAAGCTGCATCATAATGTTAGCTTGAAACCTTTCTACTTCTTCGCCTTCACTAAAAATAACAAGAGTAGGGACCACAACGATCTTATGTTCTTTTTGCATGTCAGGGTTTGACGCTATATCTATACGTCTGCCCTTACAGTCACTTAGGTTATCTAACCAGCTTACACTATTGCTAGCATTAAAACTAGCGTTAAATTCTACAACACATACACCTGAATCTGGGATATTGATCTCTTCAGGTATAGAAACATATACTGCTGTAGTGAACAAAAGAAAAGAAAGAGTGATGAGTAAAGTTTTCATGGATTATTATTTTAAAGCATCTATTTTGTCCTCAATATTTTTAAGGTCGGCTTTCATCTCCTTAACATCGTCCTGAGTAGTCATAATTGTTTGACGAACCAATTGATCTTTCATGTCAAACTCCATACGTGTAATCTCTGGATCTGGTGGCACAGGCAATTCTTTTGCTAAAGTTATGTCTGCTTGAAGAGCAAACCACATAGCAATTAATGATCCTATACCAGCAACTCCCATACCTATTGTCTTTAAGTCTAAAGTTACTTCTGTTTTCTCCCCAATCTGTTGCGCCATATCTTATGCTTTTGATTCTAATTTAGTTCTTGCTATATACTTTCCGTCGGCATCTCTAGTTAAAATATATCCTAATTTTTGTTCGTTTGCGTCTGCCGAACTACTCCATATTTTTTTTGCTATCTCCCTATTAACGGACATCCCTATAGACCCCTCATAGGGCATACTGTAATTTACAGTATTTTTCTTTTTCTTTTTCTTTTTAATGATATTTGGCATATTTATAATATTACATAGTTAAGTCCCACTGAGAAATCGTGCCACTCTCTGTTCCAATACTTATTGTATTTTCCCTCTAAGAACACACCAAGACTCTTATTTAATCTCCAACCAAAGATAAGACCTCCAGAGTAATCTATCCACTGGTCCCCGCTTGTTGCTTCAAAGTAAGAGTACTCGCTGTCAACCCTTAGGTGATAAGGCATTACACTCGCCCAGCTGTGCATCCAAAAGTTTTTAGAAAATTTATAATAGTCAAATCCTACTACTATTGAGTGGTTCCATTGGCTAGGAAGCTCGCTTCTTTTACGAAACACATAATCATCTATAACCTCAGGAACAACCACCTGCTCCCAAACATCTGCACTTGTAGCAACAAGAAATCCTTCTGAATTGTAATATTCGTTAGCAGATACATCTACAGTGTATCCCTCTTGAATAGCAAGAGTGGTATAATGTAAATTCCCATTAGATAACATCCACTCTTCTAAGGCGTCATAGCCATAAGGCTCGGATATTCGTTGTGCAATGCCAAGATTAAAACTAAGCCTATCATTTACACTTAATCGTAATCTTTGTGATCCTTCAAAATACTCTACGTCCGCAAAACCATCCTGTACATATTCCACTTTAGTTACCCAGTCCTTAGCAACGTATCTAACAAAATGATTTTGATCTAAAAAGTTTACTCCTTGTTGTCGTCTCCAATCAGCTTCAAATAAAAACTCAAAGCCTTTTACTTTACCTACTGTAGCTGCGTCACTATATGATTTTTCTGTTCCGTTATAAAAAGCATTAGCTCGGTTCTCATATCCAAACCTAGCTATTTTACGAACTCCAGCAGTAAAAGAATAATCAAAAGGAGTCTCTATAATGTCCGTTTGTAAAGAGTTAGTTACAGAATATACGCTATTATCAGAAATAGAATTCCCTCCGCTGAATGCAGTATAAAAAGTTGCAAACTTAAAAGTCTTTTTTAAGGTTTGGCTACTAACACTAAATGAAAGTAACGAGAATAATATAACTAATAAATACCTCATGGTTATTGTAAAATTATTTGATTGTAAAAATTTTTATCTATATCCTTAATAGGGTTTACAAAATTAACTTTGCAGTGCCTATTTATTTCTTGTCTCTTAGTTTTGCTATTAGTAACACAAACGTTAGCCGCTTGGTAAGAAGCGTTCTTACCTAAAAGACTATCAATACGTTTCTTAATCTTTTTATTCGTTAAATAACTCATGACTTTATTATTTTTTTAATTAAAATTCTTCCGTTATAATTTACAACAACCTCATAGAGGCCTTTAGGTAGATGCGTAAGGTTGATTCTTTTATCTCTAGTGCTTGGTATTACAATTTGACCAAAAGCATTGTACACCTCTGTAAGGACGTTCTGAGAGGTCTGTATGTTTAATACGTCGCTTACTGGGTTAGGGTACACATCAAACCCATTGTTAGCTTCTGGAACTCCTGTTGGCCATCCCTGCTCACAATAGCTGTATAAATCAATACAAGCGTTGTCCCATTCTACTTCGCAACAGTATGGATCTATTGTTATTATCCACGCATAGCATGAGTCGTTTAAGTAATAAGGGGTACCTGGTTCACCTATACATCCCGCATCGTATAAACATAATTCATTACTAGGGGAGTTGGCTAACTCATTGTAATTCACTGCGTTAGGGTCCGTGCAGTCAACAACTACTTCAATGCAGTCTCCTGTATCTACGTTAGCTTCACTATCATAATTTAAGGCTAGCTCATCCATACATCCAAATAAAGCTAATTCATTACAACTCCCATTGTCGTAGTCCGCTACATAACCCTGATTGTAGTATTCTACATATCCCGCTTGAGTGCAACCCGCAAAAAAATAACAAGTATTATCTTCGGCGTTAGCATCTACATCGTAGTTCTGAGCTTCTATATCCATGCACCCGTATACAAATACCTCACAGTAATTAGAACACGTTGGTGTTTCAGTGTATTTATATGGAAATTTTTTAAGAGGATCTGTCCAGGGGTTTGTTCCACTCTGTAGCACCGTTCCGTTCGGGCCTTCAATTCTAAAGCCACATTGTGAAGCTGTTGTTTCTGCATTACCCTCCGTGAAAAAATAAACACTTATCTCTTCGTTTGAGTTTAGAGTTAGATTAAAATCCTCTTCATACCCATCATTTACTCCCATTGAGTAAGGACCGTAGACACTGTCTCCTTGAGTCATTCCTAACCAACTACCAAACCATCCGTCTGCTCCACCGTCTGTAATAGTAAGGGTGTAATCACATGAAGGGTGAACATCCATAGTGTTTGCCAAGACATCGTAATTAAACATTGTAATGTCTGTACAACCTAACGTTACAAGTGTATTACAACTTCCATCATCTGTAACTGCTAAAGGATTGTATTCTACATATCCTGGCGTAGTGCATCCTTGAAAAGATACAGGTGCACATACAGGTACTATGTAGGGATTAGAAGAAATTGTGTCAAACTGAGTTTCTCCGCCCACTGTAAAAATACTATCTCCACACAATGTTAGCACATTGAAATATCCATCTACTCCTCCCCAACAAGTACCGCACATTCCGTCTCCGTAAGTATCATAAATAGTAGCTACAAGAGTATCTCCTTCGTTAACACATGTGTAAGTTGGTATTGTTACTCCTGTAGTTCCTTCGTACCCTCCAGATATAAGAGTGTCTCCGTTAACTGTTATCTGCCAGCTCGTTTCATTAGGATAGCTATCAGGAGTAATAAGAGAAATAATGTTAGTTTGGCCGCTAGCACAAGCGGCTGGGGGAAAGGTACAAGGAGCAGGAGAATTAGCCCAAGGATTAAAGTTTAAAGCTTCTGCTTCCATACATCCTATTACGGGTGGTGGGCAAGCTAGCAAGTCAAAGTATACAGTTGCTGTAGGACTGTTAAAATCATATACAAATGTATTTAAACCACAGTTGTTAACTAGACCAAAATACCCTTCTCCCCAATCACAACATATACCATCACCAAATTGATCATATATAACAAAGTTATATCCTCCTGGGGGAAGAGTAACAAATATTTCATTATACGAGTTGTTTGCGTATGCCCCAGATATAGCTACAATAGTACTGTCTTCGTAAATTTCCCAGCTAGTTTCTCCTCCGTAGTTATCGGCCTGTACTATTACATTAACCCAACTGCTTTGAGATAAAATTGTTACAGGTAAAAAAAATAAAAAGAAGATTAATTTTTTCATGTTTCCTATGTTGTTAAACAACCACTTGTATTGATCCAATGGATTTTTCGGTTAATATTGTTGAAGACGCAGCAGATAAACTTGCAGAAACGGAAAAGTTTTTTTTTGTAAAGCTAACAGAAGTACTGCCGCCAACAGAAACGCTAACTGTATTGTCAGATGTTGTGCTTACAGATACACTCATTATTATTCAAATGCTTCGGTTACATCTGCGTTAACAGAAAACTTTCCTCTTAAAACAGTCCTGTGAGTATCTAAGCCAGAAGCGTTAGGAAGAATATACTGAAGGTCATAAGAGTAACTCCCAGAAGGAACTTTACTCATAGTTTCAGCGGAAGCTTCAATAGTTACGTTTCCACTATCATCAACGGTAGGGGTTTCAAATGTCCTTCCACTAGACGGTACAGATACTACAGGAGGCGGGATCCTAGTCTTAGACTTAGACTTAACTCGGACCTGATCCTTTGCTGCGGCATTAGGAGTACCTAAAATTAAAGTTGATCTAACGGAACCTCCTCTTCTCGTCACCTCCGTAGATTTTACTTGCATTAAAAAAACGTACCCGCTGGTAGACAAAGTAAGGGCCGTACCCGCAGAATTCTTTAAAGTAAGCGTAATAGAAAAGGTATCTCCTTTCCTACATGTTATATTTAAGACATCTGATCTATCTAAATTTACTGAACTAGCCATATTATTCGTTTAATAATGCATTAATTAGTTTGTTTGAACCTTCAGGCAGCTCCTCTCTTTTCCCTTGTCTTTGAGATATAAGTTTGCTTTGGTCGGAGGTTTGTTGATCTAGCCTGTCGTCTTTACGGGTTTCTTTTAAAACCTCAAGTTTTTCTTTAAACTCTTTATCGTCCTCTTTAAATCCAAGAGTAGCTTGAGCTTTAAGCATTTCAATTTCTTTAGTAAACTCATGCCTCATTTGCGCCATCTTCATATCGACCTGCGCTTGCATTTGAATTTTTTGAGTGTCAATTTGACCCTGCGCTTGCATTTCAGACATTTTAGCTTGTTGTGCCTGTTGTGCTATTTGACCCTGCATTTTAGCTTGTTGCTCTGAGTTCTGCTGAGCCATCTGCTGCTGCATAGCCATTCTTTTTTTACGCCTAACAACAAGAAGCCTTTCCGCTTGGTTGATATCTTTTAAACCTCTAACAGCTATAGCGTCTTCTAAATCTAACTCTTGTTGTTGAAGGGCCATCTGGATGTTTTGTTCTAGATAAGCCTTATCTTTCTCCTCCATGTCTTTTACAACAACTACCCCAAAGTTGTACATTGGAAGGTCTCTGAAAGAAGCTAAAGCCTCCATATTTGTGTCTCCGATAGCGTTCTCATATATTTTATATAGAACAGATTCAGTAGGTATAATTTGAATGCATTTAACTATATCCTCACATACTTTTTTAAACAAAACCATAGCGGCATTTGTTATATCATATATAGCGTTATTACCTGCAGCTATAGCTTGATTTTGAACACCAACTAAAGCATCACCTTTAGGGGAAGAAGCGTCCATTGCTTCATTGATTCCCGTTGTATCTCTTATTAAACCTAAGTAATGGTTATATAAACCTACAAGTTCATTAATGTTTCTTATGCTATTGCTTATCTCTCTAACAGGAGGGTTTTGGAATCCACCTTCGGGGTTTTTACTTCTGTAATAAAAAACACCTGTCTGCTCATATATGTCATGAAGATCTAAAGGCTGTAGCTCTCCACCTTTTCCTAGCTGTACATTCTCTAATCCTTCTATATCTATAATCAAACCATCTGGTTTGGCTTTTGCTATAGCTTGCTGTATCTTTAAGTGAGTAAGCTGAAGCATATCTGCAAATCCCACACAGCTATTTACCATAGATTTTGGCATCATGTTACGGATATTAGTTGCCGTTACAGAATAAGACAATGTAGCCTTAGATATATCGTGTATATTTTTAGGTACGTTCTTAGTTTTGCCATACCCAAATAAATAATCACAACCTAAAACATAACTTCCGCCATAAACAGTAGACACCTCTAATTTATGAGGGGTTCTCTCAAACACACTGTTCTTGTTAGGTTGCTCCTCAAAGCCTTTAAAGTAAAACCCCGTGTTGCCATGTTTGTTTTCTTTTTCTTCAAAATGAATGCAATCGACAGAAATAAACTCAAAGTCTAAAACCTCAACCATATAATCGTCATATCCAAATGAGGTCTTACCTAGGGCTTGACTATAGTTGTTCTTATTGTATTTTCCAGAATCATTACCATTTCGGCCTTTAGATTTCTGAGCAATCTTTTTGTAGTCCTCCTCATTTAATTCCTCTCCAGCTAAACGTTTTAACTCTTGTATAGAGATTTTTTTTATGTGCCCAGCGTATATAAGATCTTCGAAATTAGGGTCTTCTGTGTAGCTATGTATAAACATACACGGATCTACGTAAGATGTTTTAATGCCTTCGTTTGGATCGTTTGACCTTTTTACTACAGACATACCTAGAGTAGCCAAGTCATTTACACATCTTCGGAAAGTATTATCTACGAAGTTATTCCACGTAAGAGTAAGTTCCGTCCCTAGCTGAGCCGATATCTCCCCGTCTGTTTTAACGTTAGTGTCAAATAAAATCTCCGCTTCTTCTGGTGTATCTGGAATAGAATCTGGATCCATATCTAAAACAACACCCGTCTTATCTTTTAGCTCTTTAAGTTTATCCTTAGAGTCAACTTGCTTTAAAATCCTTTTCTTTTTTTCATTTTTTTCAGAAGAAGATAAAGGGTCTACCGCTTCTAAATTAGGATAAGGATTAACAGACAATATCTTGTTAACTACAATTCTTACGAATTTAGGTAGAATAGGGACTGGGGTGTAATCCATATTTAACAAAGCTCCGTCCGCTTTATTTGGATTCAGGGAATTTAATAGCTGCTTATATATACTTGTATCTTGAACCCCAATAGCATAATCTCGGTCTTTCTCAAAAGTTTTATTTCTCTTACCTACTAAAGAAGAATCGTCCGTAGTTTTTCCCCATTGAGATTCAATAGCTTTAGCGTACTGAACACCATATTCTTTCTTTTGCTTTAATTCCGTAGATTCTAATGGATCTGGGAAACCCTGCTTGCTTTTATTCTCGTTATTATACATCCTTAAGATATGGTATTTCTATTTAGCAAATATAGTAAATCATCCGATTACTTGATATCTCCTAAAGAATCGTTTTTCAGACAAGTCAGAAGTCTTTTTAGACTTAGCTTTTTGCGCTCCTAATAGAGCTAATCCAGAGCTAATCGTAAGGTCATATTTAGTTCTATCGTCTATCTTATAACCTATCCAATCCTCTAGTGTTTTATTAAAATACATTTTTCCAACATCTCCCGTTTCTCTATTTGTTCCTACATGGTCATGTATAAAGGCCTCTATAGCATGTGCGTGAGCTTGGATTACATCTTGTGAGTTAGATGGGATACCTTTTGTTTTAGATTTCATTCCGCTAGCGCTGATTAAATGCTTAGGCCTATCCATTAAATACCCGTCATACCCTCTGGCTTCAAAGTGCCTTGCGATACCATATTTGTTATTCTCTATTAATATAGGGTAACCATAAAACACAGAGGCCATTAAAACATCTTCGTAGAATATTTTAGCTAAAGGAGGTCTTGAAGCATACTCTAGTACAAACATGTTGCAAGGGTGCTCCATGTGAAACTTGTTGTATAGATGTAAGGAGCCTTTTGATCCTCTCCCGTCTACAGTAGCGTCAAGATCATACGAGTCAACTCCACCCACTCCAAAATTTGAATGAGGAGCTACCCTCTTGCCTCTCTCTGTTTTCTTTTGGTTTCTAAAATCAGGAGGTGGCATCCAGGCAATTTTAAATCTACCCTGAACGTTTGGGCTAAATACTACCTCAGTGTCTTTTACCCCTCCTTTCCAGACAAAGTTTCCCGCAACAACAGGGTTAGGAAACAGCTCGTCGTTATGCTCTATCTGTTCATAGATCTGCCCGATGTTAAATACACTCCCTTCTATACTATCCCTAAAGGCTTCGTCTTCCGTAAAGGGGAATTGCCTGACCACTTCGTTTAACTCCGAAGCATCGTTTTTTAAAGAGTCTCTTTCATTCTTTAAGAATGTTTTAGCCCCGATATAAATGTACTCGTTATCTATACCTTCTGTAGTATCTATAGGGTCTTCAACTATTGGGTGACCAAACTTATCAAAGAAACCTTCTAGAGAATTATATGCAGGAATAAAAAGTCTATATAGACCAGTTCTAGTCCTCCCATTCGCGTTCCTCTCCAAAGGATTTGAGTCCTCCCAAAGATCCTTGTATTGACTTCCCCCTTTGTCCATTGGGTTTACCGTGCTTCCGACCATTGCCTTCCCCACGATTTTTCTTCCGACGATCAAACAAGTCCTCTGAATCCTCCAAGCGTCTCTTATGTCTGTAGGTCTTTCCCATTTTCCTGCTTCATCTAAATACAACAGGTGTAACTTCTCCCCGTCATATGCGTTATTTGTTGTGTTTTTCCAATTTATAACCGTGTTCAAAGCTTCCCCCATTTGAGAGGTTTTGTTCTTCTTGGTTATTCTTTTCGATGGCTCTCTAAAGGCCAGCTCCATACGCGGATTGGTTGTACCGTCCTGGATAGGCTTAAAAAAGAAAGGGTAGTTTCTAAACATAAAAACAACCTTCTTCATAAATATATTTTCTTGGGCATCCTTACCAGTCTTAGACTGAATCCCCATAAGTTTGTCTTTGACTTGCGTCCCTTCGTCTACAAGCACAGATGAACACATATTTGTGTACCCACTACGACGACACTTAGTATATAGCTGACCTATACATCTAGGATCAATTTCACACGCCGCTAAGTGTAAGAAGATATCTCTTTGGAAGTTTAAAAAATACGGGTAACCAATATCCATCTTGGTCCACTGTATCATCATGTAGTGCCGCCCCGTAATATATGTAGCTGTGCCGTTGTTATAAAACCAAAAACCCTCACGCCTACGCCTAAACTCTTCCTCGATATATGGACGAAACCTTGCTCTAAACTCTCGTGGCATTTCCGCCCACTCATCCATAGAACGAATACGAGACAGTTCCTGCGGCATAAGTACCCTTCCCCACATTTGCATAGAGTTTGGTTCTTTATATCCTGAAATTTCTTTTTTCGGAGGCCTTTTTGGAAGGCAAATGAGTAGCCCACCGAGTTCAATAAGCTCACCTTCCGTACCGTTGGGACAAATTTTAACAGCTGGTTCTTCATACTCTTTAACATCTAAAAGTATACTCAAAACGTCTGCCCATATCTATTAGATCTAAACCCAGGTGCGCCAGATTTTGGGTTAGCTAACGTCATATATTTCTCGCATTTCTCGCATTGGACGTCATGTATTACACCTTCCCCTTCAATATGCCTTATTGTTACGCCTGATTTATCTACAACTTCGTCGTTGCAATCACATTTATACTCTGCCATCTTATTAAAATTCAGCTCTAATGTAACCTCCTGCATGCTTGTACGGGGACATGTATTTTGGCGCTGGGCCATCGCAACACCATTCGGCGCCTCCTCCCCAAGAGTCTATACACCAGCATTGATTGTAATGTCTCGCTTGAGACCTTCTGTGTTTAGTTTGCACAGAACATGACGCTAATAATATAGCAGACATAAAGATAAGTAAATATTTCATTATATATATATTAAATTTAATAGCTTATACGCTATTCCTTTTTTTAGGCCTGTTGTTAGCTCTGTTTTTAGACTGAGCTTGAAGTCTAGTCTTACCCCCTTTACTAAAATGAGCCTCGTCTAATCCGTCTCCGTTCCCGTAATTTCCTTTTTCTCTGTTAATTTGATTTAGCTCCGCGCGATATTTTTTAGCTTTAAGCTTAGATCCGTACTTAGCGTACTCCTTTTTATAATCTCTTTTTATAGCTTTCATAACTCTTGCAATATACTAAAAAAAATACAGTTAGCGAAATATTGTTACAAGCCCTTGCAGCTGGGTGGCTTTTCCAGACTGAGTCGCGTTAAGCTTCCAAGTATAAACCCCATCAGGGCACAACCAATGTTGAGAAAAACTTGTCCCTGTCCAATAACCCATTGGATCGGTTATTTCTTTTACAAGCGTCCCCCATCTATTGTATATCTGCATATTCCACGTTAACCAACACGTTGGATCGGTTATTGCATAAAATACATCATTGACCCCATCATTATTAGGGGTAAAAGTATTAGGAATGAAAATACTGTTATCGTCACAGTCATTAATCCCGCCTCCACCATCTTCACAAGGTAAACCTGTATAGCAATCTATATATTCAGTTGAAAATACATATTCAGTAAGCGTTAAAGTATCTGTAACATAAACGTAATTATCTACAACTACGTCTACATACATCGTATCGGTTAAATAAATATACTCGTATTCAACAAGAGTATCTGTTATATAAACTAATTGTAATAAATATTCTATTATAGTATCTGTTGTTACCCACTCTACATCTATATACTCAATTATTGTATCTGTGATGTACTCGATAACTTCTACGTCTACATACACTGTATCACATGCAGGCAGAGCACAATTAACAACGGTGTTATTAGAAAGATCTACGTCAGGGTAGTTCTGCGTTTGGTTAAACCCTGGATTTACCGCCCAACCGCCATCATCTATAAAAGCTGTGCGAGATAGATTAATCTGCCATACAACTAACTCAGTACATAGCGTATCGTTAGCTAATACCTCAGTCCAACAATCACTTGTACTTGCCCCTGTATCATAGACATTAGCACTCCAAGTATCCCCACTCTCTAGCATTTGATTTCCATAAAGAGTAAAAACTTTAAACGTCCATCCTGGGTGATTGACTCCAGTCAAACAATCCAACCAATTATAATCCAACCCTTCTACATGCAACCCTAAAACTATTGATGAGACTGTTTCGTTATTAGTTACGTACGGACTAGAGCTATTCTCACACGTATTACCTTCAGTTGTAAATTCATTGCAACCACAGTTCTCACTGTTAATAGCCTCTATAACAATATCCCCTGTTATAGCATCCCAACTACTTATAGCTACATCGCATTGTGCAGATAGCGTTGGAACCCATAAAGCTAATAGATATATTAATTTTCGCATACACCGTAGCTTGATAAAAATAATAATAAATCTTGAACGTCTACCGTTCCACTATCATCCAAGTCCCCAGGGCATGTATCCTC